GCTCTCTTTGGTGTTATTACAGTTATTACTTAACTTTAGATTTTAAATCTGCGTCTTCTTCAAAAGGTAGTACAACATTTAACAGATCATTGATTGGAGTGTCTTTACCTGCTTGTAGTACTATCTCGTTATCCTTTAGCAGTTGTCTAGCACCGTTAAGTATTGAAGGGTTGTATTCTCCAGTCTCGTGCATCTGATCTATAGCAGCCTTGTAGCTATCTGCCACATAACCTTGAAACTTACCTAGTTCTTCAAATGTCTTCATATATTATAGTTTTAGCATTGTTATCATAAAAGTACAAGAAAAAGGGGAGACCCCACAAAAGTGAGACCTCCCCAAACACATTTTATTATCTTTTATCTAAACCAAAAGATTAAGCAGTAAGAGCAGTTTCAAACTGAGCAACACTTCCTAACTCAGTACCGTTGTGGTATAGGTTAGCATCAAGGTCAGCAAGAGCAGCAGAACTGTCTGTACCAGAGATGTCAGAAGAAGCAGCAGTTGCAGAAGTAGTAACTACTTTGAACTTGTCATCACCTTCGTCCCAGTAAAGAGCAGCATTGTCTTCAGAAGAACCACGCTCAATAACAAATCCACCGTCATTAGAAGCAGTAGAACTGTCAGCAGCACCTTTAGAAAGGTTGATAAGACTATCTGCAACATCTAAGTTAGTTGTGGAAACAGTAGTTGTAGTACCATTAACAGTCAAGTTACCAGAGAATGTAGCGTTAGCAGCTGAAAGGTCACCACTGAAAGAAGCGGAGTTACCGTCAGAAGCCAATGAACCAGCTTGAGTCTGTAAGTTACTGATGTCAGTATCATTAGAACTAACATTGCTTTGAAGAGTAGAAATGTCGCTGTCATTTGAGCTGACATTAGACTGCAAAGTAGCAATATCACTAGCGTTGGTAGAGATGTTACTAGCGTTAGTAGATATATTGCTTGTGTTAGTGGAGATGTTACTTGTGTTTGTAGAAACACTTGAGCTAACAGTTGAGATTTCTCCATCAACATATTGCTTAGTAGCAGCGTGAAGATTAGCAGTAGGAGCACCACTGAGCGTAATCGCTCCAGTCATTGTTCCGCCAGCAAGGGCAAGCTTCTTATCAAGCTCTACTTTTGTTTTTTGTCCCAATTGGGTAAGTAAGGTAGACATAATTAATTATATATTTTATATGTTAGTATTGTATGTGAGAGTGTTTAGATAGTATTACAAACACCAAGTAAATCTGTCAAGATTCAGACGACTAAAAGATCACCTGCTTCTGTTGTCAGGTTGTCTCCTAGTTCCGTAAGTAGTTTAGTAGCAGGTGTTAAGACAGCACCGAAAGATAATATTTTCCAGTCGCTTCCGTTATCAACAGCTAGACAAGGATTGCCGTCATCCCCATCAGATACATAGATAACTGTGCCACTAGCACTCGCATCAGGCAGTGTACTTGTTGTATAAGACCCTAGTTCAAAGAGTTGTGATATAGATAGATCACCTGATATAGTACCTCCAGATGTGTTAAGCTTGGTGTCTAGTTGAGTCTTAACCTTCTGTCCAAGCTGTGTAAGTAATGTACTCATGGTCCTGTTAAAGCATCTACAAAGTCATCATAATCACCGACTTCTGCTTCTCTTGCATCAAGGAAGTAAGGTAAAGAGTTCCAGGCAGTAGTACCGTCTCCTATCTTTATTCTGTTTCTTTCAGAGTCCAATTCAATTCCTATCTCACCTTCCAGCAAGACAGGATTCTCAGTAGACCACTCAGTATCAGTTGCTCTTCGTAATTGTATTCTTTTAGTAAAATTAGGCACTTGCTCCTCCTCCGTCAAAAATATCTTCGTCTTGTACTACAGCACCACCTCCGTCTAAAGTAACGAAGAATGGATCACTCTCTAAAGATTCAACCTGTGTTTCTAATGTCTCTGCTTTTTCTTTGTTGTCTGTAGCTATAGCACCAGCAGACGCAGCGATAGTACGCTGTTGAAAGGTCAAAGGGTGAATACGAACTACAGGTCTTCTAGGCATCTGTTAACACTTCCACCGTCTAAGGGCTAAAGCTTTTCTAGTAGGTCTACCTTTGGAATCTTTCATTGGTCCTTTGACTCCTGACATTCTAGCACAGAAGCTACGCTTTCTAGGACCACCACCAGGTTGAGGGGCTTTCAAGTTAGAACCTGTAGCTCTGTTATATTTAGCTCTACCCTTAGCAGTGAGTCCACCCTTACGAGATTTCTCACCTCTACCTAGAGATAACGATACACTCCTAGCCATTACTTTTTCTTTTTAGGAAACCCACGCTTCATGTTAGCGTATGCTTTTGGTGATATAGTTGATTTACTTTTGCTACGGCTAATACCTAGCTTTCTTCTTTTGTTTATGTTTTTATATAGGCTCATCGTTTCATTAACATCTCCATCATTCTATCAAGTTTAGTATTGATTTCTTTAACACTAGTTTCAAGACCACTCATACGGTTCTCAACGGCAGTATCTCTTTCACCTTGAGCAGCTAACTCTACCTCTATCTTAGTTAATCTTTTTTCGTCGTTATCTAACCTGTCAGTCAGCTTCTTAATCATCCAACCTATAACAGCTAGAATAACACCAAGAGCAGTATCAAGAAAGTGGGAGAGTTGTTCGGTCATAAAGCTGAGATTATAAAGGCTAAGAGTTCATCGTATCTGATACCTAATCTAGTAACAACAACACCGTTTTCATCTTCAAAAGTATCTGAGCAGAACAGTCCGTATTGAGTAGCATCTAATCCTTCAGCAGAGAAAGCATCTCTAACATCTTGTGCTATAACACCTATATGTTTTCTTACTTTACCTTTGAATTTAAACTTTCTTACTAAACCTTTACAAGCTTGTGCTACTCTTTTCTCAGCTTCAGATAACTCTTCTATCTCTTCCTTTTCATTTCTATCTGAAGTATTGATAGCACCAGTACCAGCAAATACAGTATCCCATCTATTAGTAGCTAATCCTAAATCTGTCTTATTATCAAATGTAGGATACCAAGCACCTGATTCTGAACCTGATCCACCGTTGGAGTTTTGGAGTCTTACACCTACCTCATCGCCTTGGTTAAAAACCATTTGTAAGTAATTATTTACAGAAGATAGATCAATGTTTATAGAATTGCTAAAACTCGTTCCACCACCTGATTGACCCACCAACTGAATAATGGCAGAATTACCTGTTGTACTATTATTTCTAACAAATATAGCAGAAGTACCACTAGGATTGTCAGAAGAAAACTGAGCGTTATTGCCTGTTCCTGTAACATCTAATTTAAAAGTAGCACCAGCAACTGCACCTATTCCAACATTTGTATCTACATTAAAAGTAGTATCTGTAGAACTTATCTTAGCTGATGTAACAGCTCCGTCAGCAATTGGAACTGCAGTAGTACCGTCAGTAATGTTTGTAATAGCAGTTGTATTACTAGCAATGGCTGTCGCATTTGTTGCAATATCACTAGCATTTGTTGCAATATCAGTTGCGTTAGTTGCAATATCAGTTGCAGCATTACCTAAAGATACTGTAGTAGCAAAAGCTGTAGCTTCTAGTCCGTCTAACAAGTCAGCATCCAATCCACTACCTGTACCGTCTACTGTTTTTAAAGAAGTAAGTATTTCGTTTGCAGTAGGAGCACCACTAGAACCATTGGAAGCAGCTGTGATTCTTCCTTGTTGGTCTACTGTTATATTAGCGTTTGTATAATCAGCAGGAGTAACAGCAGTGTGATCTAGTTTATCAGCAGTAACAGCATCATCAGCAATGTTAGCAGTATCTATTGGACCACCAGCAACACCTGTAGCTAGAGTTGTAGCAATCTGAGCATCTACATAGGATTTATTAGTAGCATCATCAGAAGAAGTAGGAGTGCCTAGACCTGTAATCTTATTACTTCCCATAGCTAACGCACCACTCATAGAGTCTCCAGTCTTATTGACTTGGTCAGCGTCTCCTGCATCTACATAAGTTTTATTAGTTAAATCAGTCCCACTAGAAGGTGTAGCAGAGGAAGTAACTTTATTACTACCCATACTTAGATTACCACTCATTGTGTCTCCTGACTTAGCTACTTTCAAAGCATCCGCAGCAATCCTTGCAGTTTCTTCAGCATCTACATCTGCAATTCTAGCAGTTCTTTCAGTAGTAATCTCAGTGTCTACATAGTTCTTAGTGGCTGCGTCCTGTGCTGCGGTAGGATCAGCCAGGTCAACTATCTTAGCTAAGTCTGCTTCAAAGTTACCAGCAGAGTTCTTAGTCATCACATTCTTACCGCTGCCTTCCTCAATCTCTTCATTAAGATATAGGTTGTGCAAGTAAGCACGGTCTAGTTCTACTTCAGTAAGTACACTACCGTTTTCAAAGTCTACTAATGCTGTTTCAGATGCACTGTCTCTTTTAATTCTTATCCTGTCTCCAGTAGCTGGTGCAGTAACAAATATAATAGCTTTAGATGGAGAAGTCTGTATGGTGTAATCAGTGGTCAATGTCTTAGTAACAAAAGCACCGCCTGATACGCTGGCTTGATCTACTTGTACTACAATGTGAGAGTCATCAAGATAAGGAAAAGAGAAAGCAAAAGAGGTAGTCGTATTGTCCCCTGTGTAGTCTACGAATGTATTAGCCATAGTAATCTATTATTAATTTGTTTGTTGTAAAAGTTCAAGCACATCTTCTCTTTGCATTCCACCTCTTAGACTTGCCCTAGCTTTTAAAGCTTTATTGTACTGAGCTGCAAGTTCAGGAAACTCTGTTAACATTTGTTTTTTTGCTTCTTTCCTGTACTTTCTTAATATCTTATTTATTTCTTCTATACGAGGGCTTTCAAAACCTGGTTCAGATGTAGGTTCTAATCTTTGGTAAGCTCTGCTTTTTATAAGAGTTTGTAATGAATTTCTTAAAGTTCTACCTCCTATTTTAACATCTTTTAATAGTTCTAACTGTCTATCATAAGCTGTTTGTCCTGAAGTGTTTTCATGGTCTACTAAGTTTATCTGACCTCCTAAGTTTGGAGACGGTTGCCTAAAAGCATGATTTAAGTTTGCCATTTCAGTTAATATAGGATCATCTTTAACAGAAGACATAGCAATAGGATTTATAAAACCTGTACCCATCCACTGTTCTGCTGTGTATTCTTCTCCTAGTATATTTCTTTTTTTATCTAAAGTGCCA